TGTATCAAATGGTATATATTTTTCATATTTTTGATATAATTTATAACTACTAATAAATAAAGTTAATCTTGATTTATCAAATATTTCATCATCTTTAATATTTCTTCCAACTTGAACACCCATAAAATGTGTATTTGTAAGTATTTTTTGCAATATATATAAAATAGTTCCGGATCCAACAACTAACCAAAGACGCTTTATTTTGTCTTTATATATTTCTATATATTTTTTAAGTTTTTTAAATAATATTTTTTTATATTTTTTAAAAGAAAAACCAAAAGGGATTATATAATCTCCTTTATCTGTATAAGCATCAACAATCGGATATAAATCTTTCATTGTTCCAAATTTAAGAATATATTCAGTGTTCTTATGATAAAATATTGTTAATTTTCTCAATAACTCTATTTCGTTATTATTATTATTAATATCTTGAAATACAAAAATTAATTTTATATCAAATTTTTTTAATAAATATAAAGCATACGCAATTGCAACTTGAGCATATCCATTACTTGCTCCAGAATAAATTAATTGTTTAATGTCATTATTTTTTAATACTTTTCTAAATAATTTTATAGCTGCTCTTGTTTTTGTGCCTCCAATAACATAATTATCACAAAATACATTATAAATTGTATTCTCATATTTTATTTCTTTAATTATTGGTGTAGGATTATATAATATATGTGGTATTTTATTTGTTTTCTTATAAATAAAAATAGGATGCGGACTTTTAAAATTTTCAATAGAATAAAACATACAACCAATATAATATATATTTTGTAATGTAATTATCCATGCTAAAAATTTCTCCATATATGTTTTTCCTTTTTGTTGTGAAAAATATAAAACTAAATAACCCCCAATTTTTAATTTATCTGTTGCTTTCAATATTGATACTTGTAAAAATTCTTTGAACCATTTATCCTCAGTATTATATGATAAATGACTTTGCCCTTTTTCTTCTGTATATTTTTCATAATCAAAATATGGCGGCGAAGTAAATATTAAATCAAAATTATTATAATTAATTTGTACATCCTCAAATGTGTTATGATTTAAAATAAATTCTGCTTTTGGATTTGGCGAGAATGGTTTTAATAAATCTATCATTTTTTTGTAATTAGGATGAAGGCATTTATTTGGGTCTGTGCCAAAATATAAATCAATATCACTTGCTAATGCTCCTAATAATCTATCTCCCCAACCTGCACTTATATCCAATATTTTTCGTGCTTTATATTTTTTTATAAAATATTTTATAATACCCGGGTTATGATTTGAGCATTCTTTTGTTAAACCATACAAATTATTACGAATATTCAAATCATTAATTTCTATATTGTCGATTTTTAATTTATTTATAATAAATTCTTTATTTTGTTGATAATATTCATAAGGAGTTATATCTGAACCAAAAGCACAATTCATACGACAATTATCATTAAAAAAATCACTCAATATAAAAACATCCCGATAATCATTTGCTTTATATGTTATGTAATGATATTCTCCTTTGTATAATAAATAAACTAATGGAACAACAATATTTATATATTGTGGTTTTTGTTTAATAATTACATGCTTTAATTTATAATTTAATAAATTTTTAAATTTTTCTATTCTATCTGCATCACTATATAAATTATTTCGATATGGAAAATTATTTTGTGATTTTTCTAATCTTTTTAATTTTTTATTATTAAATATTTCTTCAAAATATTTTATATTTAAATTGCCATAATTTATATTTTCTGGTTTTTCATTAATATTATTAATATCAAATTTTTTGTAAATATTATATCTTGTTTTTTGTTCTCTTTCATTTAATTTTAAATATATATCTTGATAATGTTGAATTATAACTTGTTTGTATAATATGTCTAATTTATTGTCAAATTTATTATATAAAATAAATATATCAAATAAATCGTGCCATATTAATTCTTCTGGATATTGTAAAGAACGTCCTTTAACCCATGGTTTATAAAAACTATTATAATTATATAATAACGCTTTTGAATAATCTTGTTTTTCTGGTGTATTTTTATCATACCATGGAATAACTGAATATTTATCTGGTATTGTGTAAAATTTATTTTTTTCTCTTTTTAGTAAATAAAATAATGATGTTTCATCAGGAAAACTTGTATTAGATGAATATATGCCTTTTTTACTAAATAATTCATTTATTAATTTTTGATATTTTATAAATAATTTTTTGGATGGTTTGAGTAATACAATGCCTCCATCCATAGTCCCAATTATATTTGCATGATTAAAGACAAAATCGTCATAATCGATGCCAATATCTGGATTAAATTTTTCAACGGTTGTAATACTTTTATAAGGTATCATTCGACATCTTTTTATTGCGGGTGTTTTAAAATTAAAAATATTATAAAAATCTGGATTTGCAGGAAGCATATCAACGTCTAAAAATAATATTTTATCATATTCATCATATTCTAGGCACTTCCATTTATTAGTAGAATAAGAAACCCATGAAATATATTTTTCTTTTGAATATTTGAAATCCTCATAAATTGGATAAAAATCTAAATCTATTTTTTTTATTTTATCATAAAATTTTGTTAAAATATCATAATATTTTGTATATATATTCTCATCACACATTATTAGTAAATCAATATTTTTTGAATATTTATTAATAAAATATTTATGCACAAACGCACTTATGCATGCGCCAATTATATAATGTTCATTTAACATACATAAAGAAACTATCGCATATTTATTCATATATAATTATATATTATAATAATATGACAAAATTAAAAATAATAACTAAACCAAAAATTATATTAAATATAGATGATAAATTATTAGATACAGTAGAAAATTATATTAAAACATTTGATGAAGAAACAATAATAAATTTAATTAATAATGATAATAATAATAATAAAACAAAATTAATATTTTTAGGTAAAGGAGATGAAGGTACAGTATATGCTTATAATGAATTACTAGCAATAAAATTTTTTGTATTATCAGATAATAAAGAATTAGAATTTATGAAAAAATTAAAAGAATATGAAAATATAAATACACTGCAACTTTATAGATATTTTATAAAAGATAATCATTTAATAACGATAATTAATAAAGCAGACGGGACAATTGATAAATGGATGAAAAATATTAATAATACAAATGTTGATTTACAATGGTATAATATGATGGTTCAAATTTTATTTGGTGTATTATTAATACAAAAAAAATTATTAATGTATCACAAAGATTTATTACATAGAAATATTTTATATAAAAAATTAAAAGAAGAAATAGAAATAAAATATGTAATCAATAAATTTACAATTACTATTTATACAGATACAATATTTTTTATTAGCGATTTTGGTAAGTCTCAATCATTATTGCCGGAATTTAAAAAATATAATATATTAGATGATGATATTATACAAGAAAAAATAAATACTAATGCTGACTTAGAAGGCATTTCATCAATTTATAAAAAAATATTTGTTGATTATATTTATCATAATATACAACACGACGCATTGTATAAAATGATAGAAAATAATAAAGAAGCACATGAATATTTACAAGAAATAGAAAAAAAAATATTTGCTAAAACACAAATTATAAGTAAGCCGCCTCACTATGTTAAATTACAAGTTGTAAGAAGTTTATGCTATTATTTAATAGAACATAATTATATTGACATTAAACAATATAATACAAAAATAAATATCCCAAGTAAAAAAGTGAGAAAAATATTAGAAAATTTATGTAATAAAAAAAAAATAAAATATAAATTAAAAAAAATACATAAAAAACTTGAACAATATAAATATATAAGATAATTATAAATGGCAGAATGCTTAACTTTATTAGAAAATCTTAAATTATCAATAACAAATGCGAATACTCAATTAATTATTAATATGACAAATCCAGACAAAGAATTTTCACGAATTTGCGTAATCCCGCAAACTCATTATGATACTTATTATAATAAAATTAAAACAGAATGGGAGAAATTAATTAATGATTTTATAAATATACCAAATAAATGCACAACAAATATTCAAGGATTATTATTTTTGTATGAAATATTAAATGAATCAAAAATTGATTTATCAGTTGATGACATAAAAAAATTATTAAATGGTTCATTTGAAGTAATAACACCAGAAATAAAAGAAAAATTAATCACTTCAGGAATGAAAATAATAAATAATAAAGGAGAAACTAATTTTATTATGACAGAATATGTTATACAATCGTTAAAAAATTTAGTAAAAATATTAGTTGAACAATGTAAATGCCAAGCAATAGATATTCTTACTTTTATTTTAACTAAATATAAAAATAAACTTTCTATAATTTATGAAAATATACCTCAAGAAGATATTATAAAAATTTTTAAAGAAAAATATATTTTAATTAAAAGTTATATTAATAAATTTATTTTAAAAAATCAAACAGGGGGTGGTTTTGTAAGAAATGAATTAACACAATTATTGCCGGATACATTAGGAACAATGAAAGAATTTTTTATTAGAGTTCTTGAAAAATATTTAGATAATTTACATCCAATAATTTGGGTTCAAATGTTTGTTGGAGTGCTCAATAATATTTTTGTTGATTTGCCATTTACTTTTGATGAATTTATTGCTTTTATATCAAAATGTATTTTGTTAAATTCAGGGCCATTTATTTTAAAATTATTACAAATGATAAGACCCATACTGCCAAATGAAATACTTAAAAAATATAATATTTCAAAATTAACATATCCATTGATGGAGAAAGAACAAATTGAACATATATTAAATAAAGTTCTTGATTTAGATAAAAAAAATAATTTTGCTTTAGAAAATAAATCAAATACTACTTTTGATTTAAGATATAAATTATTAAATAATTTTTCAGCATCAGTTGGGCACGTTTGTTTATTATATGATACACATACAGAAACAAATATAATTATAAAAATTGTAAAACCATTATCAATTGCACAAACATGTTGGGAATCATATATATTTAAAGATTTATTTAAAAAAGATAGTTGCGATGATAAATTTATAAAAAATATGATTTCAGCAATTCAGGAAGAAATGAATGTGGAAGGAGAAATAAAAAATTTAGAATTAGCAAATAAATACTATGATAGCAATTATAATAATGAATTTAATATTAATCTTAATGCTACATTATCAACAGTTAAAAATATTAAAGGAATTATAAAAGATGGTGTATGGTTTGCTTTATCAATGACACTTGCAGATGGAGTTCCGGTTTCTAAATTA